TAAATGACCCACCAATAATTGAATCACGAATCTTATAACTTTCTGCTCCGTTTCCAAAAGCAAAGCAGTTAAAAAATTTAGTATCAATAATTGCAGAAATTCCTAACGTAATATCTTGGTCTTGAATATTACCCATATGATTTCCATTAATAATAGGCAAGGATAATTCATTTTCAAAAAACACATCAGGCAATGCATCACTTGGTTGTGTCTCAAATATCAAAGTTTTATCAGAACGGAATACAGTAATATTAACTTCTACATCTGATGCACGAGCGTTTGGATAGCCAATACCCGTACAAGGGAATGTACCCGTTACCATTAATTGTAATTGATTAGTAGATGTATTTCTGTAAAATTTATAATAGTTAATACATAGGTCAGTTAATATGTCTCCTGCAGTATTTGTAATACCTGCAATGAATTTATTATCAGGAACACATTGTCCTGCTCCTGCATATCTTGTACCATCATTTAAAAATTGCTCAACATCATCTCCTACCCACCAATCATACATATTGTCATAATCATTAGAAGCAATCAGAGTTTTCTCTAACATACTTCTTCTTTCCTCACAACTATCTCCTACACCACCTCTTGTTTGCTTGAAACTTAATACAATTCTACTTCCTGCAGGAACACTATAATCAACCCACGCAGATGTAGCAGTATTGTATCGGTTCATTGGATAGTATAAAATAGGAGCATACCCTGCACCTCTTGGTGCTCTTTCTGTCTTTTTTCCCGGAGCAATAATTGCCAATTCATCCTGAACAATATTAAAACTGTTTGGATTAATCTTCATATATACGCCTGCAGGAATTGGTATTAATACAGTTGGGTCTAATTCACTTTTAATCTCAATGAAGTTAGATGCTTGTGAAGATTTTTCAAGAACGGTTGCATACACACAAGAAGTAGTTGCTCCATTAGAATCAGCTTTAACAATTAATCTATCTCCAATCTCAACCTTTCGTGCGTTCTCTCCTTCAAGTAAAAAATATGCATTATTTGTTAATGGGTCTTGAAAGAATATGCTACAATAAATTGTCTCATAGTTTTCTTCGTCAGGCTTGATAACAAACTTATATCTTGTTGCCCAAGCCGGAGGATGTTGTGTTGGTGGTATAGTTACTTGAATAGAATTTTTAAATGCAGATAGACCACAAGGTATATGTTCCGTATTATTAGGGCTAACCAATGCCGTTGTTGCTCTATTAAATTCATCCATATAAACTATGCCAATCTCATAGTCACGATTACTATGTAGACTTTGAGGATTAGCTATTTCTTGGAATGTAGCCTCAGCTATTGTTATACTATAATACTCATATATTGTTTGAGATGAACCATTGGTATATCTCATTGCCGGAAATTGTAATCCAATTACAGTACTTGCCGGACTTGTTATAATTGAAACAGGCTGACCTACTGCACTTATACCGCTCCCATTTTTAGTGAAAGCATTTAAATTATTAGGAATCGCACAGTTAAATGAATCAGTAAATGTTGTACCTGTACAAGCCGTTGATACCGGCTGTATATTAGCTACAGTACCTACAGCATTTTGAAATTCAACACTTGTTGCTAATGCATATACAGATGTATATGTAGTAGACAAAAAGAATGCAAAATTTAATCTAACCTCATCTGTAATCTCTGTAGGGTAAGGAGTTGTTCCTGAAAACTGAGAGTGAGCAAGACCTATTTCTACATTAATTGCAGAACCTGCTACTAAATTTTGTCCTGCTAAATCAAAAGTAACTACAGCATTTGCTATATTAACGCTTCCATTAATAGAGTAATTTCCTGAAGCAAGACCATCATCAATATTATTACTACCTATTGCAGCAGATATTAAATTTGTTGTGTACTCAAACTTTATAGGACTTCCTCCTTCATCAACTAAGTTATATCCTTCTACATAGTTACCATACATCAATCTATTACCCATAATAGTTTGAGCCTTAGCATATCGAGGTACGTTATCATACAATCTTAATAACTCAGACTCAGATAATATGGTAAATATCTTACTATTTGTAAATGTATATTGGTAGTCAGTATTATTTGCAAGACCTAAATTATGCTTATTAAGTTTTTCAATAACCTTAATTACAATACCATCAGACCTTTTAAATAACAAGTCTATACCAACAACAAGAGAACTTCCTGAGTTATAAGTAATAATTGCTGAGTTGCAAAAGTTAGTCATCCCCTCATTAAGAAAACTCTCAACGCTAAAACTAAATGGATTAGGCACAAATGCAGGTTGAGACCATTGAGAAGTAGCACTATACTCTCCATCAATATATTGGTATCTATATGCAAAACAAATAAATCTTGTATTCAAATAATTCTCCTGACCATTATTTACAATTGGTTGAACTGCCGGAGATTCTACCGGTGGTTTTTTAATTACAAGTAAAGACTCTGCTGTTACTTGGTCTATATTGCTCACAGGATTAGCGTAGTTCCTATTTATATTAATAAATCTTGGAGCATTATAATCATCTGTAAAGAACAATAAATCGTTCAATATATCAACTCCTGTAATAAGGTAATTCTCATTAAAATTTAAAATAGTATTAACACCTCCTCCATCATCAATGCTGATAACGTGATAAGTTAATATACTTGAGAATACATTAAAAGAAACAATAAGGTCAAGTTTTCCTGTGGCTCCAACAGAAAAATTAGAGTCGTGTACAAACCAATAAATGGTTTCATTAGCACTATCTTCAATCGCACCAATACATCTTGCATTAGCACTTAATGGTGTCCCATCAATGTATGTTAACGAAGTAAGGGGAAGATTCCCTTTTGTATTTTCAATTACTCCAACCTCTGAGTTCTCAGTTGAACCCATTCTAATATTCATAGCATCCACATACTCCCCCTCAGGAAGTAATCGTTGGTCAACGACTTTATTCATCCTGCCTGCTATAAAGTTTCTTGTAAAATTTGCCATTTTATTTTATTTGCTTGTCCATACCTCTTAAGTTCATTAAGAGTCTGCCCGGATGAATATTACTGATTCTTATTTTAGCATTGCTTAATAAAGCCTTTCTCTTTTTACGAGAACGAGCAATGATATACTCTTGAACACCAAGTTTAGAACTTAGTATTTCGTATTCAATTGCAGCATAAATATACGCCTCAAATAATTTATTTACAGTAATTAAAGAATTATCTCCTTGTTCCATACCATCTGATACGTACTCAAGAATACAAGACTCTCCTGACATTGATGAATCAAAATTGATAACGCCTGATTTTCTGTCAATATTAAACGTTGGATTAAAGTTAGCAGTCTCAGTATTTAATCCATAAGCTGTACCAATATTATAATCAAAATACCACATACCATCGTAATTCCAACCTAACTGTCCATTGAATTGGCTTCCTTGGTTTAAGTAAATACTTTTTTTAATCTTAGTTAATCTATCGTAGTCAATCTCAGAATATTGAGGACTCAATGCGTTTCCATATTGGTCAAACAATATACGACCTGTATTATCTTGAAGATAAGCCTTAGATGAAAGTGTTTGAATGTTTTCAGATAATGGACGCAACCATCCATTTTTATATAATGAAACACGAACCCAATTGACATAATCAGAGGGTAAGATATACCTTAAGTTGTCGGGAACCGTTAACTCTAATACTTTAATTTCTTTAAACGCATCGTAGTTTAATTCCTGAATAGCACGCTTAGCGTGGAACAATACTTTAAAACGCTCCTCATTGTTTACCAATGAGTGATTACCTGCATACATCAATAAGAAGTTATTGACGATGTCAGTCAAACTGATATATTGATACGACCCCCAATTGGCATCTTCAGGTTGTACCCCTCCGTTTTCATAGTATTGATATTGTGATATATATGCCATATCTTAAAATTTTTATTGTTGCATACTGAATGTAGGCTGTTCGTGTTGTTGTTCTGCCATACCAAATTGAGTAACTTCTGACTCACGAATAGACATACCTGCATATTCAAGTATCTTAGTTACTAATTTATACTCATCTTCAGGAGGCAATTCAAAGTCTTGATAGTCTGATTGTGATTGGTCAAATACCGGCTCGCCATTAGCTAATGTGATATAAGTCCATTTTGGCACTTTAGGGTACCTAAAATAGGTCGCTTGAACTTGACCCTTGTTACTTATCGTTGTAGGATAGAAAGTCAATTCTGAGCCTTGTAATCCATAAACAGGGAACTCTTTAGTTGGTTGTGTCAAATTAGAGTTAACCAATAAAGATAATTTGTTGTTAATTACCTTTTCTACTTGTACAACTGTAGATGAAGAAAAGATTCCATAAGCGTTTCCTGTGGCTAAAAATATGTTTGAATCTAATAACAAAGCAGTATTGCTTAATACTGATGCCACCGTAGATACCAATCCTGTAGTTAAATTAGTCACTACGTCTCCTGCTGATATGCCGGCAGATAAAAATGCACCTGCACTATCAACTAATTCTGTAGCCACTACTGATGTATTTGTTCCGGTTTTAAGAGTAACCGGTCTGCATTTAACGTCTAACAACATATAGGCATCATAACCTGTAGTTGTAACCGTAGGCATCGAGAATTTATTAGCAGATATTTTTGTAAGATAATCTGTGCGTAAGAAATACTCCAACGCTTCTGCAATAGGCTGTTCAATATCAGCATAATCAACACCTGACATACGAGCGTTCTCAGCATTTATAACCTTGTTATAACTACTGTAGTACTCCTCATAAATTTCCATCTGAGAGTTTTGGGCAAACAGATTGAAATCAGAAGGAGACAGGTATCCATAATTGTTCTTATTCAATATGGACAACACCGCATTTCTTACTGAGTTTATCATTAGTTCTTTTTTTACAAATATACATAAAAAAAAAGAGGGCACAACAAGTGCCCTTCTTTCCAATCATCAATCAATAATCAGTATCTACTAACCTAAAGTTGCTTCTAGCATCTTTAGAGAGTCTATACCTTCATCGCTCTGTAAGAAGTGGGCAACCATTTCATATGGGTCTTCTCCAAACGGAACTGACAACATTTTCTTTTTATTGGTAGCGGTATTAAACCATACCTCTTTTTCGCCATTTCTTAATATCAATAACTTGTTCTCAAAGAATAAACGAACTTTTGCTTGAAATTTTAATTCAGGGTCGTTTAAAATATTTAAGAACTCCTTAGGGTCTTTTTTAGCAAATACCAAAATGTCACGCTTTAATTCAGCAGTTGACACGGTAGATGGGTCTTTGCCAAACATTACTCTTGTAAGAGTTTCAATTTGGTCTAATGAAAGCTGACGTGCTTCTACTAATGCTTCAATCTCTAAGTCCAAATCTTGAACCTCTTCTGCAGCATCTTTCTCTTTATCTACTTCAGAAAAGATAGTTCCATTTAATGGATGATGATGTAAGAATTGTTGTAATACAGGGTTATTCTTTGGGACTCTTAAAAACCCATCTTCAAAGATGATAGGCTCAATAATAAAGTTTCCGTCTTGCTCGTCCTCAAATGGGGACTTTTGGTTAGATGCATATCTCAATGCACGGTTCACGTTGTTCTTCTCGTCAAACCACATTAGTGGGAATCGAGGATGATTTCTTGACGCTAACGTATATGATAGCGGATTTCCTATTTTCAACTTGTAGACCTTATCTACAGGTGTTGTACTTTTTGCCATTTTGTATTTAATTTAATTTGATTTAAAAAAAGGAGAGTGTCTTTGAAGACACCCTCCCTATAGATTTTCTTCCTTTATTATCCGTAACGGAATAATACGAAGTTGTTTGCACCAAGGGTACATACGCAACGCTCAGAAAGGAAGTTAACCTCCATTGCATCCAAGTCGCTTGTAGCAGCACCACCGGCAGAACCTGTAATCCA